GCTCCAATTGAATGAGAATAGTTATTTGACCGATATGTTGTCGGCAGCTGCCTAAAATATTCAGTAATCCATCCAACTGTAGATTTAGATTTTTCAATATCCCAAGTGTCAGACCGCCTTCTTTTCTTATTGCCCTCAGCAACCATATTAAAAGAGGGCATGAGGAGCAAGCCTTGATAAGTTACGGCTTGCTGAAGAGCTCTTACTATTGTTTCAGCACCCTTTTCCATCTTTCCTAAGCTCTTATAGGAAGAGTGGACTAGTACTGTGTCACCTGAAGAAACTCCTAGATTTTTTATTTCTGTTGCTAGAGATTCACATGTATGCATATGTGAACTATACAGTAAGAAAATCTTTCTTATATTTTATTAAAGATTTTTCCTTCATTTTTGACTCAAGAACAACATCTAGAGTGTGACCGAGGTCTTGAAATGGCTCATAGTACCAACTACTGTGTGCAGTCTTGCCAACCTTGGGGTCTTCATAATTTTTCTTTGAATTTGAATGGTGACACTGTGGAGTAACTTCCTTTGGCCAGGATTCTACTGCCATGCCTAGTGCCTCGTCATACGATGAGTCTTGATGACCGCAAGCAAAGTGGTGTGAGTCAAATACAATTGGAACACCAGCAGCCTTATAGATTCCATGATAGAGCATCTTGGTAGAAAACAGCCGCTCTCTATCATCATTTTCTACAGTAAGCCGACACTTTACAGAGTCTGGAAGTCGATCAAAATTCTTAAGCCATCTAGTAATTGCAGAGTCTCTATCGCCATAAGATGCACCAATGTGAATATTGATCTTTGACCAGTGATTTCTTTCCATGCCCATTAGATCAAAAATCTGTCCATGTCTCGTCAGATCTACGATAGAGTTGTTGACAACTTCTTCTCTATTGGATGTTAGAATATTGAAATGTCCTGGGTGAAAAGAGAGGCGCTGATTGTTTTCACGAGCAAGCCTGCCTGCATACTCAAGATTGAACTTGATGCTCTCAAAGTCCGGTAGCTCTTCTAGTTCGTACTCACTCATCCATGGAAATAGGCAGGATGTGATTCTGAATACCTTGATACCCTGCTGGTTGTTCCAGTCGATGATTTTAATAAGGTCCATTGAATTTTTAAGTGAAAGCTCTGATGCATACTCTAGACCCTTTTCTACAAATGTCCTTTTTATCATTCCCCTATTACAGGTGACTCTGTCTCGATTGCCCTTTTGAAGAGTCATATTCATACACGCATAACCAAATCTTACTGTCATATTACCTCCTGGATACTATTTTATCACAGAGTGACAAGGGTTACACGTGTGTCTATTTCTTTTTCTTCTTTTTAGGGCACTTCTTTCGTTTCTTAACGTTAGCCCACTTTTTACTTGGGCTTGCAGAGTTAACTCTGGCATGTGCCCATTGATGTGGAGACATTCCTTTTCTAGATCCAGATGTATAATATGCACCTAGTCCTGCTCTAAATTCTTTATAAACAGAGCCTCGAGTAAGACATCTCTTATCTGCTTTCTTATCTAACGATTTTTTTACTGCCTTTGAGAGCTTTCGACTGCCAGACTTCTTCTTTTTCTTCCTTCCTTTTTTCTTTCTCTTTCTTTCATTGATTTGATCTTCTATCTCATTTAAAATAGCATCTAGCTTTGCTTCTTCTACAGCGTCGTTAATCATTACCCTAAGCTGACTTTCTGAAAGTTTGACTGGAGACTTTCCTTCTGCACACTTTTCTCTTCTCTTTATGGCAGCCTGATCATCTTTCTTGCCTGGTGTATCTTTTGCCTTATTATATGCATTAACAGCAGCATCAAGACACGCTTGATTTGATGCTGATCTTCCTGCAGCATATTGAGGATTATCTGATGCTGCTTCATCTATTTCATCGGCGATATCGTCAAGAACTTCATCGGGAAGAAAGTCCATTTTGGTAACTTTGGGATTGCTATCTGCACCCTTTCTTATGCTTCTCATCCCATCAGGCTTTTTCTTCTTGGTTTCAGTAATTTTGACAATAAGGTCGCCCTTTCCTTTAATAACCCTGTGCCACTCATTTGCTCTAATTTTAAACGTGGACCCTTCATTGATCTGGATAGGAATAGAGTTATCTCGTTGAAACATCCAACCATCACCATGGATAACTTCAACAACACGGTCCTGCCTATCTCTATGCCACTCTAGCATAGTCTCTGAAACATCTCTAGAAAACTTTCTAAGGATAACATTCTCACTTAGCTTTCTTTGAGTAAACGGATATCTATCACTCATCTACCACCAACCTGCTATATTTCTTCCAAAAAACTTCGTCGCCCTGCAGGACCAGTATCCGGGTTTTGTCTTATCTTTCTTGTCAGCACAGTTGTGACGATCACCAAAGCTTTTTCTTCGTTTTTTATGCGCCTTGCTATCACCCATAGCATCAGGCATTGAAGAACCAAAGCTAACTTTCTTAACCTTTATTCTTCCTTTTTTATCTTTCTTGCCTGAATTGACATACACATATGCCTTTCCGCCGCCCCTCTTTGGCTTATTAAGTTTGACCTTTCTACCCTTGTACTCTGCCTCTTTTAGCTCTTTATCGTCGTAAAGCATAGGAAAGTCTAGAGGTACTATTTCACCTTCATAAATTCCAAATTCTCCTATGTCTAATTCTTCTATTAAAAATCTCTCAGATTCATTTAAAGAATACAACCCAACGCTGTTAAGGTGTCTAGCCTCTCTAAAGAGTTTAAAAAACCTACTAGAGCCTGGTCTAAATATGTTTCTATCTACTCCAACGTTGTGATCTCTGTGGTATTTGAGATCTTCTGATATCATATTTGGAACTATAGTGGGCTTTTCCATAGAAGTGCTAGGGACAGGATCTTTTAAAAAACCTCTCCACTCTTCTAAGATTATTTTCATACCTGATGTCATATCCAGATGCCTTCTGGATATAAATATATTTTAAAGATATATTTTTTAGGTGATTATGGAGAGATAAAGATCGAATTATTTCCCATATCTGGATCATTACACCTGCAGGAATAGATTGACACTTCTCTTATTCCGTTGCTTCCTTCACATGCTATCTCACACTTTGCAACTGTGTCACTATCCAGACTACAGTTTGATAGACCAAAGCAGATACAAACTGTAAGACAAATATAGAGAACACCCTTTATAAGAGAGGCCGCTATTGAAATGGCTGTCTTGCTGTCGACTAAATCAATAGGGGAGTTTTTATCAGGTGTTCCATCTAGTAGCATGATATAACCTATCACAAGATCTGTGGCATGTAATACTATGGCTTAATATGTTCTAAAAGTGTGATCCCACACAGTGCTAGATACACCGTACTTTCTCTCTTTGTGATCTGGACTGAAGTGATGTAACAGGTGGTGCTTTTTAAGCTTTTGAAAGGTTTTATTTTTCCACTTGAAGTGATGAACAGAATAATGGATCATATCGTAAACAAGATAGCTAGAGAAAAATCCGGACAATATTACTCCAAACCAAATCGGACCAAAGAGGACGCGAAAGATAACCACAAAAGGTATAGCCAATATTATTCCTAGGGCTGGTGGCATAACTAGCCTATATGGGTCTGAAGGCCATTTGTGATGAACACCGTGAATAATA